CGAATACACCTCTTATCATTTTTTATGTTAAATAAGATTTCTTCTATCCTTTCCATCGTATCGTTTGTAATCAGTATTTCAACTCTAGGTGGAGCCTATGCAGGTTATCGTTACATAACCAGTCCAAATTTTGAAAAGATGATGATGGAAAAGGTTATGGATAAGGTACAAGGACTTATGCCTAAAGCATTAGATAACGCAATGCCTGGTAGCACAGGTATTTCAATACCTTTTGGTAAATGAACTGTTGGCACTGTAATACAGAATTAATCTGGGGCGGAGATCATAGTGTTGATGAAAACTGCTTTCCACATTTACAGGATCAATATACGATGGT